ATGCCTTCATTTCAGCAGAAAGACTTTCCGCCTGAGGTTTATAGTTTCAAGATCCACAATACTTAATCAACCATGAAGGGTATTTTGGGTCTTTATTCATAACTCGACATATATCCTTTGTTGATTAGTTCTTTTGATTCTTTTTCTAATTCTTCAATTCTGTGTTCTAGGGTCGAAATTGTAGTGTACAAATGACCCGTATCATGTTCTTCAATCCTTGATCTGAAAACTTCTATTTGTTCTCTGAGTACTTCGATTGTTGCTGCTGTGTCTCTGTGACTTCTGATGTTATCTGTTCCCATGTTGAATCTCCTAGTTGTCTTACTGTAGCAATACATTCTCCATAAGGTGAATCCCATTCATCTGGGCTGATTAATGTTAGTACCAACTTATCATCCTTTTCATAGAGATAATATTCTTTTAGAGGTATAGGTTTAAATCCATACTCTGCTGTTGCTATGAGTTCTGCTAACCTCACTCTTTCAATAATTTCTTTTACTTGATCAACCAATAGAACTGCGTGTTCTTGAAGTTTCTTTATTTGTTGATCTGCATGGTGTCTCATTACTGTTAAACTATCTTGTTTAACAAGGTCTATTTCGAAATCACCCTTCCATACTATATTCTTTTCACCCATTCAATACTTTTGAAAAATAATCATCTGAGTGTATAGATTTATCACAAATATATAAATCCCAAACAGGCTTAGTAGCAACTTGAAGTTCATGATACTTACAACCCCACTCTTTAAGTTGTTTTTCAGTAAGTTCATAAAAAGCAGCCTTTTCTGCTATATGATCTGTTGTTCCACTACCAGCACGTTTCATTAATTGTGTATGTCTATATCCTCTAGCAGTCCAATAAGTAATATTATGTTTACCATCATCATATAGAGAATTAATATGTTCAATTCTATCATAATAAGGTTTTATATCTTTATAGATGTTTAGTAAATCTTCAAAATCGTATGCTGCTATTTGACCCGTATCGGCACGGGGCACATTCACACCTTTTGTGTAATCTTTTATATCAAAGGATTTGTGTAGAGTACATATCGTACCATCTATATCTACATAAAGTTCTTTTTTCATAATAATATTTATTTTTTAAGATTTTCCCATATTTTATAATCTTTTTGATAATACTCTCTAAGGAAATTTTTAGTATAATCATTGGGGTGTATAGTCATGGCGTATTTGTTTGAAGAATTTACTTTCCAAAGAACTTCAAGATTAGGATAAATCTTTTTAATTTCTTGTTGAATATTTTCAAATTTTAAAATTATCTTATCTCTTAATCCATTTATCCAAGATGATTGAGGAGCCCAAGACTCATGCCATAGTGATGTTCCTTTTTCTAGTAATCTAGCTAACACATTAATGTCAACCGATTTACATATATCATAATCATGATGTTTCTGTGTGTCTCTGTCGTGCCAAAAAGATCTCTCCATTTGGGCATATCGATATGCAGATAGGAATCTTTCTAAGGGGTCACGAAATACACAAAACTTGGTGTAATCATTCCAATCCCATTCACTTAGGTAAGGTTTATAATCTTCCCAAAAATGATGACCAATATGATCCATCTTTCCAAATTCATTATTGACTGCTTTAATTATAGAAGTTCCTGCACATCTAGGAACATGAATAAAAATTACTTTGTTTTCTCTATCAATCGGCATATTTTTGGAGTCCAAAATTGTGCATCTTTGGTTGTCACGCGGAAATCATAAGTCTCTGGTTGAGTAAATAATCTATTAGTATCATCATATTTATCTGTACCTTTAGTATCTACCCATACAGTAAAATCGGCATTGAAAATCTTCCTTGTCTCAGGAGTTGGACAAATAAAATCACATACAACATAACCATCTTTTGTATCACAGAAGATTGCTAAATCTCTCATACGATATGCTTGTCTTATTCTACCCCTTTCAGTAAAATCCCAATCGTCAAATTTTTCTCTTATTTGATCTGCATTGAGAAGTTTTGCTTTTAGTTCAAGACATATCTGGTTTGCTAATGTACTCTTCCCTGTTTCGGGCATTCCCATTATTAAAATTTTCATCTATAATGATAATCCTGTCACATTTGATAAGTAATTCTTTTCAGCTTGATCTTTGGGTTCATCTACTGCAATAATCAAACTCTTTTTAATAACCACTTCTTCACATTTTCCTGCCATCAGCCAAGGCATGAGTGCCATTCCCACTTGATTAGCTTGGTTAGTTTGGACAGCTTGTAAAGTCATAGGTTTATTTAAAATAACTTCATCTTCTTTTTCTACACATCTAGATACTAATTCTTCTCCAGTTGATAATTTAATTATTTTAACTTTCATGGATATTTTTCTTTAAATATTGATAAGGGCTTGGAAAATCTTTAATTTGATTTTTCCAATTTTTTTGTCTTTCCTCAAGTTTCATGGCATGAATAAAAGCTATTTTTTTCATAATATCTAAGTTACCACCACCATATTTTATTGAATGTACATCTGTAGGATTCCAATTCATGCCAGCCGCTAGTATATGAACAGGACTATATGAATTGAATTGATTATTAAATTGTCTATCTCTATATGCCTGATGAAATTTTCCCGATAAATCATTACAATTAGGAGAAAAAAGTTCTTCTGGCCATTTTTTATTTTGTATTTCTCTCCAATATTTAGAATCATCTCTATGGGAAAGGGCATAATTAGTTACTACTGTTGCCGCAAATCCATAATAGTCATCATGACACTTGGTAGTAAATTCTTTTCTATCCCATTCACTTACATGATCTCTTTCTAATATACGACATAAGTTAAATAGAAATTGATATGTACAATGTAGTCCATTAGATTGTAATGGTTCAATAAACCCAGCAGACAAACCAATTGCACATGTATTTTTAACCCATAATTTTGAATGAATGCCACATCGCATTGAAATCAGGTGATAATCTAATTCTTCGACATCTTCATATCCCTTTTTCTGTAGTTCTGCTTTAAACTCACATAAAGCGTGTCCTTTAGTAACGAATTCATCAGAAAACACATAACCCGCCCCCATTCTAGACCATAAAGGTATTTCCCATACCCATCCATTGTCTATAGCTGTACAATTTGTATAATTTACAATTTGAGTTTCAGGATCTTTATAGGGAATTTTTGTGGCCCATGCCAAATTATTTGTAAGATAATTATCAATGTGTATAAATGGAACATCAAATTCTTTTAATAATAAAGATTTAAATCCAGTACAATCTATAAATAAATCTGCTTTAAGTCTTCGTCCATCATCTAATATTAGATATTTAATTCCATTATCATCCAAAGAAGCCTTTTCTACTTCTCCTAGAATATGTGTAAAGTTACTGAATTTGTTACAGTAATTGTCTTTTAACCATATACCGAATTTAGTGGCGTCAAATTGATAAGAATATCTTGAATGTAATTGAACTTCATCGTTTATTTCATTTAGTTCTGAATGATCAGAATTAGAATTGAAACTATCAGTAAAGAGGGATTTGTTTTGATTTACAAGTACCATGCCTGGGAAAAAATTATTTGCATAATCACTTGTGGGGGAAGCTTGGGGGAAAAATATTTTTTTAAAATACCAATCATCCAATCCAATATTAGGTAGAACTCTTGGCTGACCAAAAGGATAATGAAATGTCCCCGAATCTTTACGATACCAATCTTTAAATGCTATACTTAATTTGTAGATAGAATCACAATGTGGCATAAAATCAAGATCATTAATTCCTACCAAATTTAACCAATTAGCAATACCTTGAAAACCACTTTGACCACCCGCAACAGTACTTTCTCCTACACCTATATTAGAAATATTTGGGGATTCTACAAGTGTAATTTTTTTGTTAGGAAATTCACTTAATAGTGTGGTTGCTGTCATCCATCCTGCAGTACCACCACCTACTATAATAATATTCATATTACAAACAATAAAATAAAGTATCGTAACCTTGTGAATCATAATCAACACACCAGTTACGAGGTTTCTGAAATATTAATGTACCTACTATTGCAATTTTTACTGAGTTCTCCCACAACCATGCTTCTGTAAGCCATGGTAGAAACCATACTATAGCTTCAATCATCTATTAATTTCTTTGTTAAATGTTGGATGAGGAGTACCACAAACATTAAGCCATTCTTGGTCATCCATAGTCCACTCTTCAAGTTTGTAATCATAGACCATCCACATTTGATGATCTTCCTTATTACAATATTCACAGTACATTTGTTCAATTATTGTTGTAGGATCTAATTGCTTAGAGTGAATACATCCTATTTGTCTCCATCCCTTTATAGGCTCTAATTCTTTGAAGATTGTTCCTTCAAATCCGCCCATTCTCTCTGTCAAATCTAAACAATGTTCATCTTTACCACATTTAACATTTTGTCTTAAAGGATCACTCCACTCCCAGTCATCAGGCAGTTTAAAATATCCTACACATCCAGTAATTACTAATGTTAATATAATTAGATACTTCATTCTTAAAAACGCAATTGTATAAATACGGGTGTAACACCGGTCAAATTAAAAGAAGTAAGGTAATTGAAAATAAAAAGATTACCAAAAAATTAAATAGAAAACATAATAGAATAAACACACTAAAGCGATCCATTCTATCTGCATCCAATGTCCGAAAAGTTTTCCTCTCAAAAAACCCCCCTTTCTGAGATATCAATCCCAAAGATCTTTATCCCAATCCTTGCGATAATGTTCTTTTGACTTCTTGTGTTTCTTTTTAGGTTTACTACGTGAAAGATCACGACCCCATATTCTACCTCGGCCCTTTCTCTCTAAAATAGTTCCCCCATCTCTTATTTCTGAAAAACTCATTTTTTCCTCATTATAAAGTGTATACGGCCAATACTTGACCAAGAATTAAGCCAGCAGCTATTGCTGACAAAAATATGAACCATTTTCCTGTATAATCCATTAATAATTGTCCTTGTGTATAAAATTCTCACAAGACTCTCCGATACCTGGAATTACAGGTTTTCGTGGTCTTGTCTTGTCGTTTATCAAATCAGGTTTTCCCCATCTCGCTTCACGAAAGAATCTATACTCGTTTTTTGGATTGGTACATCTAATACCTCCACCAATATCTACGAGCCATTGTATATGATGACAGTTGTTACAACAAACTACATCTCTAGGGATATCATCCCATACTCTATACTTACTCATATTATTTATTTAATATTACCACTATTATACATGATAATTGTAGAAAAGTCAAGTGTTTATTAATTTAACCAAAAATCATTAGATTCTTCTTCTAATATTTTCATTCTTGCTTTTTCACTTACTCTATCTGCTATTTCTTTGGTATAATTCATGTGTATTTGTACAAGTTTATTTTCATCGTAAGGTTTAGCTTTAGAAATATACATTGCTAATTTGATTGCATCTTGAGGATGATCATACCATTCGTGTTTCCAATATCCGGCTAAAAAATGTTGATCTTTAGTTTGATAAGATATTTCTCCAGAATTGTTTTCATACCATAGGTGTAGTATTCCAACAAATTCTTTTTCGTCTGGTGCTTCAAATCCTTGTATGATATGATTTATACCCATAGATGCTAGGAAGGGAAATTCAGGAGATCTATAAAGTTTATAACGAAACTGAATGTTCATAGCTTCACGTATTTCAAGAAGAGTTTTTTCATCCATCTTTTTCTTCTTGTCTCTTTACCCAATCTTCTAACCATTCTGTTTGTTGTTGAGCATCCTTATTGTCCAACATTTTTCTCAATCTATCATATTGAGCATCAAAATAATCTCCAAAAGAGCTTTGCTTTTTTACCATTGCCATGATCCACTCCATTTCATATTTGGTTCTCTATCAAGTAGTAAATAATCAACTTTTGTGGGCTCCATTTGAGCCAATGATTGTACAACTTCAACATGAGAAAAATCTGCACAAGAATAAACATCACATTGTACTAGTGCTGGTCTTTCTTCATCCCAAATGTGTATTGATATATGTGATGTTTCAATCATCACAATACCTGTTACACCACGATTACCTTCTTTAGTCACATAAGATGAATATGGACCTCCTAAGATATTCATGTCTATTTTTTTCACCAAATCGCGTAGCCATTTTTTAGTTTCAGTTGGAGTAATTAATGGTTCGTTCACTTCTGCTCTCATAATCATATGCTTGTGAACAACGTTTGGCATTTTACCTTTCTGAATCCACTATGTAAAATTCATTCCTTTTTTCTTGGATTTATTAGTGTTCTTCTTTTTTGTGGTTTTCTTTTTTGCTTGTTGTTTTTTCTTTCCAACTTTAATTTCTTTGGGCTTCCTTTCCACAGTTTTTTCTTCTAAGACATAATCTTTATTCTCTTTTTTAAATATTCCTTTTAGAATGTTTATAATATAGTCAATCATTGTATCTCCTCAACGGTTACTTTTAATGGATATTGATTATCTTTTGCTTCTAAAGCTGTATCATACGCTTTTTGTTCTGCTATTTCAAAGTGATATATTCCTGCAACTCCCATACCATCATTGTGTACACTTAACATTATTCTTTCAGCTCGGTCAAATGGATGATGAAATACTTCTTGTAGAACAAATACTACAAATTCCATTGGTGTATAATCATCATTATGTAAGATTACAGCAAACTTACTTGGTTTATTGGGTTCTCTTACTCTCTTGAGTCCACGACCCGTAGCACCTTTTCTTGCTTTTTCTACTACACCACCTTCTTCAGGAGGAGTCTGGTCCTGTTGCACTTTCGCCATCTCTACATCCTAAAGTATTATATTTTACTTTTTTCCACAATTCTTTATTTTCATCCCATCTCATCCAAATTTGATTACCTTTAGGATCACAATGTTGAGAATATAATGAATCACCAATATTGAAAAATCCTGCCCGTTCTAATCCTAGTGTCTGTGGGGGAGGCTTAACTTTGGTCCAGTCTTCAGGTTCTACAGCACAAGAAGTCATCAATAAGAATATAGTAACACATAATATTATTTGGATTAAATTAAGACAAACTAAATTCAGAATTATTATTTCTTTTTTGATTTTATTTTTACTGTGTATTGAGTCCATCCCATTCCGTTTTCATCTTTATATTTACGTATTAATGTTGTTACTATTTCAAAAGAATCTGGTGGTATATAATGATATTTTCCATCTTCATCCTTGACCACGATATTTCTTCCATCCCTTTTTCTTATATTTGTTTTTTGGTCTGGAACTTGTAGATCTTCCTATACTAGTTCTCTTCTTGCTGGTATTCTTTTTTTTATATTCAACAGCCGACCATCCTCTTGCTTTTTTAGCCATTATGTTTAAACCCCTCTTTCATTTTAATATCTGTTTTATATCCACAATGTGGACAAGTCATTGATGTTGGTCTACCATTTATTTTTTTCTCTATAATTCCCGCGTAACTCCACCAGTTCTTACATTCTCCACAAATGAAATGAAACAATGTCTCCCATGTATATTCATGTTTCCACCCCACGTATTCCCCCTTTAATTTAGTATGTGTGGAACTTCCTCCGTTATTGGCCCGTAAAGGTCATCCCAAATTTTTGTAAATACACTTTCTATTTTATCTCTCTCTAAAATTAGAAAGTCTCCATAGGTATCTATGATTAAATAGTTTCCACCATCTGTAAATTTGTGGATGAGATAATCATCTGTACTTCCAACAAATTCTGTTGTTTCAATAAGTTCTTTAAACTTTTTTACATTCATTGATATTTATTATGTAAAAGGCTTTTCCTTAGTTCTAAATTCTTTATGTTGTGCATTTAAAGGAATTACCAAATCTCTTGCCTTCCAATATCCTCCCATATATGCTTCCGACACTCTCCAATTAGCTGACATTACTATTCTTTCTTCATCAGGATTCATGTGTGGAGGCGCTCTATGTAAAATGTGAGCCGGAAACATTACTAATTTTCCTATTTTAGATTGCATAAAAATGTCAGGATCATTGCTATTTTGATCAGGATTATAAAATTGTGTTACTCCAATATCTGATAAGTAAAAGACTGAAGACATATTCGGTCCAATGGATTCCCAGGGGTGTGCCACATGTTGATGTGTTGCATGATAACCTTGTTCAGCATATATTGCAGTCCAATATGCTATCAGGTGAACTTTTATGTGTGGATGAAATACGTTTTCAATGGCAGGTCTAATTATATTTTCAAATCCATCAATAATACAGGGTCCTGCGTGATCTGTCCAATAGTCTATTACTCTATCTACACGATCTACTGCATATTCATGAATATACTTGTATTTTATTATCTTTTTCTTTTCCTCCATTTCATCTAGTAAAGGTTGAATTTCTTCTTCACTAAAATTAAATTCATAAAATAAAGTAGGGAAAAATTCTTTTGAGTTCCATTCCATTATAACCTTTCACGTTTTTCAATTTCCCAAAGAGTTTTTAATTTATTTCTTTTATCTCTTTCTGTAATTAGTTTCCTTGCTTCTTTGTTACGTTCATTCCAATCTTTTGCTCTTTTTAGAATAGTATCTTTATTCCTTACATAATACTCTTTTAGATACTCTTTTCGTTTGTCATCATGTTTCCATTTCTCGGCAAGACGATCTTTGTTCTTTTCGTAATATTTCCGATTGGCAATTCTTTTTCTTTCTTTATCGGTCATATTAAACCTTCAGCTCCCGCTTTTGCTATGAAATAAGAATCCACTATATCACTAATAGGATTGATTATTTTCTTTGCTTTAGGAGTTAATTGTTCTTTTAGATCTGTGGGGGTAAGAAGTTCATCGACAAAGGCTTCATACATTTTTTCTTTATTAGAATTACCTTTGCCTGTAGCAAACTTCTTGATAACTGTGGGGGGATATGTTTGAAATTTAAGTTTATTTTTCCACATTTTATGTTTTAACAATCCTGTATTCTCTGCCATTGAACGAACACCGGCTTGTACTGAAGTAGCAAACGCATATCCTTCAAGAAACACTTCCTCGCAACCTTGAACAATGTTATATGCCCAAGTTGCGAGTTTTTCATGTCGTTCTTCTTCAGATTGCCATTCAGGATAGGAATCAACTCTTAAGTTTTTTAACCCAGTCCTGGCGGCAAGTTGTTGTTGTTTTTCATTATTAGATAGATAATGAAACACACACCTATCAAAGTCAAAATGTCCACCATTTTCATCCTTATATACACAAATCGCTGGTGAAGTTAATGAATAATCAATCCCAGCTATCTTCATCATCTGTTTCTCCTGATTCACTATCTATTTCAAGGTAGTGTCCACAAAAAGAACATACTTCTAATCCTTCTGTATCACTTGTAAAAATTTCATATTCTTTATCACATCCATCACATTGTATTACTATTGTTGCATTTCCATCTTCCCAGATTATGTCTACTGGCATATCTCCAACGCCTTTCTCCTAGTTTCCGTTAATAACATGATCTTTATACATTTTATCTGTTGGAACAGGAAATACTTTTAAAGTAATGTTACCAATCTTCATAAAACGTTTATCCCTAATAATATTGATAATAATTTTTTCACCAATTTTGTTTTTTATTAATTGATCTGCCAATTCAACATCAGTATTAATAGGAACATCATTAATTCCTATAATAGTATCCCACGGCTTTAACCCCTCCGGTATCGGATTAGTTGGTTTATTTTCATTACTTATCATTAATCCGAAACTGTTTGGGATTGTGGTATTTATATTAGGATGTTTTTTCAAAAGTTCTTTTCGTTGATTGTCTTTACCATTTAGTGCAATAACCATAACACCTAGTGCTGGGCGATCTACTTTTCCCGACAATAACATTTCAGCGAGTGATTTTTCTGCAATATCGGCTCTGACTCCTAGACCGACTCCTGCATTTGAGTTTGTTCTAGATACCATCAAAGTAGCAACTCCTACGATTTCACCTTTTTCATTAATTAGAGGACCGCCTGAGTTTCCTTTATTTATTGCGGCATCTACTTGGATAGATTTGATGTAGGGGTGTCTGGCATATCTATCATTATTAGAAATAATACCTTTTGACAGACTCCATGCCATTCCCATAGGGTGTCCAAAAGCATATACTTCTAGTCCTGTATATATCTCTTCAGAATCTATAAATTCTAAGTATGGAACTTTTCTTTTAAGTCCAATTACTTCAAGTACAGCAAGATCGGCTAATGGATCTTCCCCTATTACTTTTACTTGATATTCTGTCCAATCATCTTCATCCCAATAATATAAATTGATTGTTTTCTGACCATACACACAATGAAAGTTGGTTAGTATATTACCTTTTTCATTGATGGAAGTGCCAGAGCACAATGCATTTGGTGAAGTTGGTGATGGATCTTTTAGTTTGTTTACCGATAGCAATACTACCGATTTTTTCACCCTTTCGATTATTTCTTTCTCAATAGCTTGTGCCGGATTGAAAAAGAATACTAATATAGAAAAGCATAATAACGCAAATAATTTAAACTTTTCCATTTTTTCCTTTAAAAACTTATTATAGGCGAATCCCCTGTAGGTACTTCCTCTGGTTGCTCTGGTGAGTCTGACTTCCCGGAATTGACAGATGAATCATCCTTTTTTTCAACTTTTGTTACATTATCTTCCGCGTACTCATCAAACGCTTTTAGAGCGTCTTCATCTAAAATAACTAATCCTTGTAGAGTGCCAAAATCTCTTATACACTCTAATGATTTTCCCATAAACAATTTTGGTATAAGTGTTGGTGCGAGTTTATTATCTTCTGCGATAAAATCAACATACGCTTTGTACTTATACTCTGTTCTAACTTTATCTATTACACAAAAACAATGAACCAACATCATACGTGCAATGTGATAAGGTGGCGGTTGATTTAAAAGGTTAGGATTTCCCATCGCAACCCACCTTAATGTTCCATTGTAACATACGTTTGTAGTATCATAAATGACTTGACTTGGCCAACCATCATCAGGTACTTTATCAAAATCACTAATATGTTTTGTTCCATGTTCTGCCCATATAAAAGGTAGGAACATAAACAAAAATACAATAATAAACATCATCAAAATCTTTTTCATATCGCAAATCCAATATAAAGCAATAACAGTATTATTATAGCTAACTCTACGACTAGCACAGTATGATACCATACCCACCTAGTCTCATAGAGTTGATCTTTCTCTAATTTGTCTCTGTGAAAAGTAAAATATACTTTATCTTTAACATCCTCATACCACACATCAAATTTATCTTTAAGTGACATGTGAACCCCCTATTAATTGTTATGAGACTGCAGGTGAAATATCTACTATTTCACAACCTTTCTCTGAAGTACACGCAAACTCTTGACTAGCACTAGTATAGTCTTGAGTTTCGTAATCTGCTAGAGATGCCCAATTTACATCTTTTGGCATCTGATCTAATAGTTCTTTATACTCTTTTTCTGTACAATCTTGGTACGGTGCTTGTCTATATGTATGATCACTAAATGGTAAAAAACTAATACCACTTATGTCATCAAAATTTTCATATACCCAAGCCGCTGTATTTACCCACTCATCTTCCTTGATAGAGACAGTAACACTTGGTTTATGTTCACACCATTCTTTGGCGTAGGTGTGCCATAAGGATAACTGCTTCCATGCAGTCATTTCTGTTCTACAAACCGCCCCTTCTGGGCTTTTTTGTGGAAATGAAAAGACAGTAGTATGTTCAGGCTTACTTACATCAGGCTCATGTGGAAACCCCTCTGCTTTCATCATTTTACAGAGTGGGTCTTTATTATCGGCCCTTACTGTCCTAATATAATAAGGATTATGGCGGGCATGAATACCAGAAGCAGAATCAACGAGCTGAGATACAGTACCACTAGGTTTGACACACGTAATGGCGGCGGCTCTTTCGATTCCAAGTTTTTTCGCATATTCTTTATTTGTTTCTACTGCGATATCTCTAAGTTCATTTAATGTCTTTTTTATATTATCTTTTGACCCATTCGTTAAGGAATTATCCATGATTCCGGTGAGACTAACTCCAAGTAATCGTTCTTCTTCACAATTTCGTTGCCACTCTCTAGAGAGGTATTTGAAGTTTGTGAGAGTAGATTGGAATGTGCCAAGGATAGTTGCAACCCTAACTTTGTCTTTGATAGACTGCAAATTATCGTTGGATCTGAGAACGACTTCGGACAAGTTGCAGAATTCTCGGGATCGTAAAATGATCTCGCTGCAAGGATTTGTGCCAAAATCATCTCTTGCCAATCTCCTTTGAATGTATGTGCCATTGTTATCCTTTTCTCTATTATTTAGTTCACTTACATGGGTTTTGCTTGCTAAACTACTGTAAATACCACGTTCTCCAGACTTACTATCGTAGAGTGATAACCACTCTCTCATGAAAGTTCCAACATCTGGTTTTTCTTTATAATTAACTGAGTTGTTTGCGAGTGCTCTTTGTACGTTATCTTTGTACCATTCACCATGTTTAGCAAATCTCATTTCTCGATCATTAAGATTAGAAAGACTAATGAGAGCCGATCTTCGTACACCACCCACTACAACAATTTCTGCTATCTTACAAACAATATCATGACATTCTACTGGTTTAAGTTTTCTTCCTAATGCGTTTTTAATTGTACTAGTTGTGAAATTAAAAAGGTCTACAAGGGGTTCAGGTCCTGAAGCTCTACCTCCAAAAGTCTTTAATGGTGCTCCCGCTTCTCTAACTTTACTTATATCCCACTTAGGTATATGTCCACCATATAGTAATGAAATCAATTCTTTAAATGCTCTCGCCCACCCCAACTTAGAATCTGCTACAACGATAGTAGTTTCTGTTTCATATAGTTCATCTGGAACGGATGGTAGTTTGTTACAATATTCTTCTTCCACCGAAAATCCTACGCCTGTACCATTCATCAATACATAGAGTACTTCATCAAATGAACGTAAGTTGTCTATCTTAACATAGCTACAGTTGTAGCCTGCAACGTTTTCTTTCTCCAGCGCTGGCCCCGCTGTCATCAAACACCTCATTGAAGGCATTACCTTTAGCTCCTTGACTGCGTTTTCTAGTTCTACTCTTTCTCCATTTTCTAAAGTATATCCACAAGTTTCTTTTAAATGCCCACTAAAAAAATCAAAGTATCGTTCAACAGTTTCATCCCATGTTTCTCTTCTTCCTTTGACATAATCCCATCGTGCATATCTTGATAAATGAATAAATTGTTGGTATTCGGTAGGTAGCATGATTTCTTTCTATTAGTTTAATTTGTCTAAAAATTCTTTTGATTCTCGTTCTGACAATCCATACTTTGACATCACCCAGCTGCCATTTAGATTGTCTTTTATTATTGCCATTTCTTTCTTAGAAAAGGTCTTTGCTTCTAACACATAATCTGTAAATGCTTCACAACATATAGGGAAATGTGGTTCAACTAATTGCCACATAGCATCTGCAAAATGTTGTATTTCATCTTGAGCATGGTCATCACCCCTCAAGCGATAAAAATGGAAAAAATTATGTAAATCTATTTTCCATATAACTTCAGTATAGTTAGCCACGGGAAGTACTATTCGTGCTAACTCTCTTGATAGATCCCAATCTAATAGATTGTGGTAGGCGTTCTTCGCACCATCAAAAATTCGAAATATTTCAAATTGAATTTCTCCTGGATTGCGTAATTCGCCATCTTCTCTACCTTGTTTATTCGATGTTGATTGAGGTTTTAATTCTTTCCCTTTGGGGAAATAAAAGTCATCTGACATGACTGAGTATCTTCCAGAGTACTCGTTCAGATTTGCCGTCCTATGACGGACTAACTGGCGCATAACAAATATTGGGAGTTTCAAATGGAACTTGACCTCGCACATCTCAAAGGGTGAGGTGTGTTTGTGTCTCATCAAGTAACGTATTAGATTACGTGTCTGACTTGTTTTTCTTGTTCCTTCTCCATAACTAATTCTTGCGGCGTTCTCTACTTCCTCATCATTCCCCATTACATCCAAGAGTTTTACAAATCCATGTTCGTGTACTTGGATTTTCTCATGGGGTTCACCACTTTCATCAATCGTAATAGTTTCAGTATTGGACATTTCTCCACTCTCTAGCTGCCCAATCTGCTTCTAATCCCCTCATCGTTCTTTTATTTATTATAAACAAGATTTCATCAGTTAACAGCCCACTCATAATTAAATCATTAATATCTTTGAATTTTCTTTCCTTACCCCAAATGACAACAGACCATCCATCATCAATTGCTTTCATTAATTTTTTAACAGTATGTTCGTTTCTTGGCTCATTATCGAATATTAATACAGTCTGTTCCTTATCCATTTTTATTGTTTGTAGATCACCTCCGGCAACCGCTAAACAATTTGGAAGAAACATAGAATCTATTGGCCCCTCTGTAATATATGTAGTGTCTTCAGGATTCCATCTATCGAGTCCATAAATTTTACGATAGCTTTCTTCAACCTTAACTGTGATATATCTAAGTTCAGATTTACCTAATGCTCTACCTTGAGCTGCGATGAGTTTTCCTTCCATATCAAAAAAAGGAATAACCATTCTTGGTTCATCTTTACCCAAATTAGAATAATCTATTTTGGATATCTCTTGTGCCCATTCTCTAAAGTCTTCAGCAAAGTAAACTTTATCCTTAAAACTTTCTGGAATTTTTCTACTCTCAAAATATTTACGAGCAAAATGTTCTCCATCAAGTTCATCTATTGAGGGTAAATTTATCTTTGTAGGTTGTGGTTTGAACTTTGGTTTCTCAAAATTAAATTCTGGTATTTTTTCCTTTTTACCAAATACCATGTGTTTAGTTCCTTCACCATATCTTTCTACTACATATTGACCATGTAAATGAGGATCAAGTTCCTTTATAAAATTTCCAAGATTAGATCCATAACCACAATTATGACATTTTACAAATAAGCTCTGTTTCTTTTCATAAATATACAGTCTTTTTTTGGATTTATTTTTTGAGGAATCACCACAAATAGGACATCGAGAATTCCACAAATTTTGGCGTACTTGTTTGAATAAGTCTAGGCGAGGTGAGAGTAATCCCACGTATTTTTGATCTGTGTATAAACTCATACTATAATTATACCACGAAATGATGATAAGTCAAGTCAGTTGATTTTGTATCTTCTATCTACATGCCTTATTTTTGATTCATCATGATCATAAATGTATGCTTCTTTGATTGGGCCGTCAATGTGTTTATCCCAATAATCTAAAAATTGGGTTATACGTGGATATTCGGGAAGGCGATCTTCAGTTTGCCAAGCGAATTCATTGAGGATATGTAGATAATCGGGAATGTAATATATAACTTGAACAGTAGCAACAGTCCATTTGCGTACAATGTAAACCATAGGTTATACCATAAAGATATGATACTTTATTATGGTATAAATGAATCCTAAAAAGAATATAGTCATACCAATTTCATGTAATCTTTTATTATTAATGAATACCATTGGAGTCATAATACATAACATAATAACTCTTCCTATTACTTTCATTGACATTAATTCTCCTTTAAAGAATACAAAAAGATTCGCAAGGAGACAAACTTGTAATACTACTGCCAAGCCTAATATAACTTTATGATTGTCATAATAATATTTTTTTAAATCAACTTCTATATCTTTATATGTGTCAGGTTGTGGAGCAATTATTTCAGTAACCATAAAAAACAAAAATGGTACAGAAAGATACAATATAAACGTGAATAAATTCCATCCTTCGTTTGGATAATAAGTCAAATCTCTTAAAGGATATGAAGTCCACCAAAATAATATAATAGTAAAAAAAGTTATAAGACTCATTGCTGTATGTGGCCAGTAAAAGAACACATCATCATCTGGACTATCATTGTAATTTTTTGCTAATAACGAACTATAATTTATCATCAATCGAACCATAGACAAACCCAAAATCACAAATGCAACCATAGACAAATGTGAGAAGGCTACCATAGGCAATTACCTCTTTTTCTGTTCTAGTTCTTGAGCGATCCACATTTTTGCGGCAGGTTTAGTTGGTGGGCGTTTTATAAGTTTACCTACTTCGACAAATGATTTTCGAAATACATCTTCTCCTGCTCTATTATTAACAATTTCAACAAATCCTCCAGCAAATAGATTAGCAAGTTCATTTTTAATTCCTTGAACTTCATTCCATGTTTGTCTAATAATTTCATCAGGAAGTTTTCTTTTTCTTGAATTATTTTGTTGAATTGCAACATCAAGGGAAGTATTAACAAATATCATGTGAGTATCATAACCAACATCTTCTAGTGCTTTTTTCTTTATACTAAGTTTAGTTATATCTTTAGCAGTACCATCAATGATTAATCCTAATCTTCCATTGACCCATAACTGTTCTTTTTTTGCTGTCTTCTTTTTGGCTTTTGCTCTAATCAGTTCTTTTCTTGTAGTATCATCATCAGTATATGCCTTCATATTAGAAGACATCTTTGCTTTCATCAAACCATATTCTAATTGTTCATCAGAGTTGACTACTTTCAATCCATAAGGGCCGACCTTGCCAGGAGTAATTTTCTCCATAGAAGAATCCCAAGAAAATTTTCCTGCAGCTGATCCAGTTGCTTTTTCTGCTGAATATGACTTACCACTTCCTGCACCTCCCGCTAAGAAGAATGCTTTGAAAATTCCGGGATCATATACACCCTCTAAAAGTTCTTGTTTAAAATCTTCAAATCTCATAGTTCAGACCTTGTAACTTGTATAATTTTTTGTTTTTGAGCTTCTAAGATAGGTATTCTATTTGGCCATCTAATATATTCTTTTGTATTTCCATCTTTTTGAAGGTTCTCTATCAAAGGAAGAATTAACTTTTCTACTGCTAACATACGAGCTTTATATTTAATATCTATATCCTTTTTTCTTTCTTCGAGTTCTTTTGCTAATGATGTCATATCATGAGAGGATTTTTGTAGTGCAGTAACAGCTTCTAACTGTTCCATCTTTAGAATCTTTTGGATATCTTTATCCATGAATTCTAATTTTTCTACGATTGGTGATAAATCGGGAGGATCAGCCGAAACAGTTTGTACTGCTCCTGCGACTTCTGATAAACTATCTAACTTACCTGAAGTACCTTCTAGAAGACTTTCAAGACTCTCTAGTTTAAGAATCTTATCAACCTTTGGTGACATATCTTGTAGGAACTTCATGATCTCATCTTGTTTTCCTACTGACTTCTTTGCTTCTGCTGAAGCTGTTCTAGAATCTCCAGTTGCATCATTTAATTGTGAAAGAATATCTGCTGTAGTTTGTGCTCGTTCTTCATCTAATTCTAATGAAAGAATCTTATCAATTTTTTCTTCAATATCTTGTAATTTTCCCTCTTGTTTATCTTTATCCTCTTGAGTAAATCCAAAATCACTACTACTTGATTCATCTGCTTTAGTTGATAAATGACCTATAATTTGTTCAATCTTATAATCTAATGCAGCAAGTGCTTCAGGACTGGCAGCCCCTCCAAGTCCAGTATTTTCACCATCTGTCTGGTCTTTTTCATATTCATCTGCGGTTACGGCACTAAATCCGAAATCCATCATTTCTTCTGCCATTTTTTCCCCTTTTGTTTATTTTTGTAATATTTATTCTCTTATGTCCCTAGAGCCTCTACATTCAGCATCACATTCTGAATGATTATATAGTATATCAAGGTAGTCCTTAACAGAATGTTCTAAAGCATCTGTCTGTAAAATTCCTCTTTCCTCATGATTTTCACTCCATGATAATGTATCAATATCAATCACCACGCCTGAATGAACATAAGGAAGAGTAGGCAGAAAAGGCACAGGATCGCTCCTATCAACCACCCGCCAATGATTGGGTTCGTTAAAAGTAAATGTAGTACTGACTTTTGGGCTTCCGAAAGTATAAATTTGAACATTGTGTCTCTCAGTTGAATGTAACCACAATCCTATGATTTGTGCTATTGCACCACCCAGTGAATGTCCTGTCAAAAATACTGTGTGATCTAATTCATAATTTCTTTTAATGTCACTATAAATAGATTCAGCCGCATCTCTAAAACCTCTATGAAGTTTTGTATCTAAATTGTCATCAATAAATGGTCTTGCATCAAGATCCGATAATACATTTTTCCAATTTGATGTTCCTCTAAAGATGAGAATAGTAACACCATCCTCTTGTATTACAAAATAAGAAAATTGATCTTTTTTAACGCGGTGTTGATCTGCGATCATCCTATTCAAACCATAGAATTCTGGTTCTTCAGGCGATACTGTACCATCAGCAAATATTCCCTTATTTGTATAAATCAGTTTAGAATATTCACCCATTTCAATAAGGGAATCTAATGTTACTGGTAATGTATCTCGATTTCCACTTTCTCCATCTTTATATATAAACCAATTCGTTATCGAACATCCACTAAGTAGTATCAGACTTATTATTATGATGAGCTTCCAGTTCTTCTTTTTTCTTCCAAGCAGTTGCACCTAATATAGCTCCGAATGATAAGTGAAACATTGCCCCTGCTCCTAATGTTAAAGGAGTCCACCTAGTAATATCACATTCACTACCATCCAAACCTTTTTCAAGTGCTGTCATCTTTATATCATAACAATAAGCTTCCATTTTAAGATTCCATATCAAAGGAGCAACAAAAAAATCTATCAGGCAAATGAATAGATAAACTAATCCTGCCCAATCTCTCCAATGTCTATTAATCGTTTTATTGATACCTAATTTCATTTCATTTTTATAAAATTACATGTTGTACTACAAATGTTATAATTGCACATGACATTCCTGTGAGAAAACAGTTATATGACCATTTCAAATACTTATATTTCTTTAATGCAAGTATCTTTCCTTGACCATAGATATCTCCTGCCATTGAATCATATATACTGTCATCAGTACTTAAAATTTCTGCGTAATCTTCTTTATATTCATCTATATCCAAATGTGCAAAGTGACCAAAGAACAACGGATTGAATATAGGTGAATCTCTATCAATTTCCTTAGACCATTTTACTCTAGGATAGTCTGTATTTGGTATAATTGCAAATATAGCAAATAACAAAGAGAAAAAACTACCAACGGCAAATGTTAGAAGAGTATAACGCATTACTTCATTATCTAAATTTGCAATAGTTATTGAAAATACTATCGATGCAACAGTAATCATAATATTAGCTTTTGCATCTGCCATCAATCCTAGTCTCATTTGATTACCATGATTGACTCGCAGAATGTTATCTACTGCTGTTCTATTTTCTGGAACATCTTCGAAATGTTTTTTTCTTCCAGTTCCGTATTCTGGTTTAGAAAAGCGGGTAACGTGGCCCATGTGTTATTCCTTTACTTAAGAGGCGGGGCGTACAATAATCCTCCATGAGTATATAATTTATTCAAACCACGTTCTAGTCTAATAGGAGTATTTTCTCCCACATTTCTTTCGTATATTTCTTCGTAATTTCCTACTAACTTAATAATATTATATGACCAGTTTTTGCCCAAACCGAGTTTAGATCCAAGATGAGGATGATCTGTTCCATTTAATTCACCCATAAATCGTTGTACATTTGGATCACTATTGTTTTCAAAATCATCAATATTATTTGAATTTAATCCAATTTCTTCAGCAATGAACAATACATAAACTGTCCATCGAACTATATCTGACCATTTCTGATCTCCATAACGAACTACCATACCAAGAGGTTCTTTTGAAATTACCTCTGGTAAAATCAAATGTCTGTCAGGATCACTAAAACTTAATCTATTTGATGCTAATCCTGATCTATCTGTTCCATACATATCACAGTCACCCCTCTTGTAAACGTTTCTTGTCTTTTCATTTGAGGGAACGGGGACTGGTATGTAATTTATTTCATGTAATTTAAAGAAATCTTTTATGTTTTTTGCAGCAGTTCCAGATGAACTAAAACATATTCTTGCACCTTCCATCTGTTTCGCAGAAGATACACCAAGAGTTTTTCTTACAATGAATCCTTGACCATCATAGAAAGTTGTGGGCATGAATTCTAATTTTTTAGCTACATTTCTTGTATAGGTATATGTCGTTGCTGCTGAAAGTACATCTATCGTTCCATCTAACAAAAATTCAAATCTAGTTTTACCATTGACTATTTCAAATTCTATAGCATTTTCATCTCCTAATATTCCCGCTGCAATAGCACGACAAAGATCAACATCAAAACCTTCCCATCTTTCTTCGCCTCCACTCATCATTATTTCTTGAGAAAAACCAGGGAATTCATCATTAGTTCCACAAATGACATAACCCCTTTTCACTACCCTATCGTAAGTTGTACTATATGTGGGAATATATTCTGGACTTACATTTTGTCCTTCAGCAGTAGAACCAACTATAACTATCCATACTACCCATACTAATGATACAATTACTTTTCCAAACATTATCATTGTAGTGCCCGATATATTTCTAGTAATTCATCATCTGGAATCGGAGTTTGCATTGTATAATACCTTTGATGTCCTACTTGCATGAAAGCTTTAATATCAGAAAAACTAGGATATTTGGTGAGTAAGTTGTGGAGTAGATAATCGGGGCTCAAATGACAAGATGCACATTGATTATCTCTTGCAAATACTCTAGTAGATTTCTTAAATCGTTCTGATTGTACTAAAACAGAATTTAAGTCTTTCTCCATCCATGTAACTTTTTCTTCAATAGATGGAATAACCAAGAATATTAAATATGCTAATAGTCCAATAATTAAGTAAATAAAAACCTTACTAGATGCAACTAGATTCTTAGTTTCTCTCTCAATCGCTTTTACTGGTTCTAACTCTACTAAGGTTTCTTCATGTTGATGTTCTTTGTCTTGTTTTGCCATAATCTACCTCACTTTTTTCCTGCTTCTCTAAGTTTTTTAGTTATTTGTTCTTGAAACCACTTTAAAACTATTGGTATACTTACATTAGAAGTGAGTCCAAACAAATATCCAATCGGATATCTATAACTTTCATATTGTGCGAGTTGCGGAACATTTTTGAATACTACTGATACCAATAAGTACCCCGTAACAGACATTCCCATATTAATGAATAAGTCTAATACGATTAATGATTTAGCCCCCGCATATTTGTCTTTGTTGTCTTGTCTATAATTAAATAGAAAGATCCAAAATGAAGAAAAAACGACAAGCCCCATCATCATTAATTCATCAAACGTAAATAAATGTTCCATTGAAATCCTTAATTATCTATTTGTTTAATCCCCCACGCCTCATATCCTTATTTTTTTCTAACATAAGAGGTATTCTTTGTGCATTTTCAATAGGGGGAACTAATTTGTATTTATCAATACCCATCCCATCAAATAGTTGTTTATCAAAATAAAAAGTGCTCCAATCAATTTCATCATTATAAAATGTACGTGGCATACCAAAATCCAAAAGACTGCACAACATGGTACCCTGTTCTCGTAGACCTGCATTAATTTTTGAGGTCACACCATAACAAACTTTTTGTGGACAATTATAAGAACATTCTACATTAAGAAATAGTCTGAGTTTTTCCTTCTCTTTAATACTTTTAAGAAATTCTATATCATCATTTAAATGTATAGGTAAAACAATCTCATCATAAATTCCTAATGAAATCTTTTCATTCCATTTTTCAATATTATTAATATCTTGTATACAACTTGCTTCTATTTTATAATCTGGAAAATCTTCCTTAATTCTTCTTCCAAGTTCATCGTGGTAAGTAATGATTGCGTTACCTTTTCGATGATACCATTTCAGGATATCTAGACTTTTATTGTACAATTCATCATTAAATACTTTTGTGGTGAAAGGTAACTTTACACCAATATTATGATCATATAACCAATATTCATCTACCTTAGTAAGTTCCAAATCGCCGTGCCCGGCTATTTGTGCTCTGCCTCCCCATAGTGTAGAAACACCCTCCACTACACCGAATGCATAATCTATGTCTTCAAATTCAAACTCTATTCCACCATGTATTTTTGCATAACTACGATGTAAATCCAACCAATCTCTAATATGAAATTGGACCATCTTTCTTGCAGAACAAGATATCATTTCACCTCACTTATAACCAATGTCTTTCAGTTGTTTAATACTTCCACTTGCACTTAGATGATGTACTCCTATACCCCCAGCGGCCCTAAATTGTGCAATATTCTTAGAGTGATCATCAATGAGTAAATTGGGTCTTCCATCTCTACCATCTTTTGCGAATCTCATTTTATCCGCTCTCATGACAGGATACATCCTATTGGGAGAAACACCAAACCACCTTTTCATAAATCTAGTTTTATCTTCTGTTGCCCTTGCCGCAATAGGTCCTCTAGAGGATCTTGGAACGGCAGTTAAAATAAGTGGATCATATTTTCCAATAAAATCCCACAATTTTTGTGCGTCTTTCATTGGTTCTAATTGTAAGAAAAAATCATCTGGTAATTCTGCCCATCTAGCATCAGAAAATTTGCCCCCAATCATATTTTTTACTCCCTTTTCAAAATCTGCTAACACTCCATCCATATCACAATAAATTTGTGGTGTATCGAATTCTACTATATAATGTTTAAATTTTTTATCCATTTATACCTTATAAAAATAAACAGTAAATTCTTGATCCTTATCCATATAATTTTGAACAATTTCTATTCTTTTGTGATTATGTTCTTGTAATCTATAATGAATCCACATTGGATTATATGCCTCATATTGTGAATCTTCATATGGTGCTTGTAACATATTGAATATAATTCCTTTATTGGTAAGTCTTACCATATTTTCAATAATCCAAAATGTATGTGATTCTTTTAATCCTAAATTAAAAACACCATTTGAAATAGCCCAATCATATTTTGTTTCATCCAAATCTTCTATTGTACCATGTATTGCATTGATACTTTCATCAATCAAATCAATTGCTTTTTTATTTGGATCAAATCCTAAATATTTTCCGTTCCACCCCTGTTCTTTTAAGTATCTATGAAGATGACCCACTCCACAACCTACATCTAAAATAGAATCATTGTCACCGATTCCACCTTCATATATTTTTTGAAGTCTTAATTGAGAATTTTCTTCTCCATCTAACCAACCTACACATTTTTCTGAGTTTTTATCAAATTCATCTATGTACACAGAATATAAAGAATCGACTAGTAGTTCTGTACGTTCTAATGTTTCTTTTGCTATATCTTCGTTTAAGAATGATTTAAGTGTTTTCACAGGCATTTTTACTCTTATAGTCTTTAATTGCAGCTTTAATTGCATCTTCAGCAAGAACACTACAATGAATTTTAACTGGCGGTAGAGATAATTCATTAACTATCTCTGTGTTTTTAATTGTTTCCGCTTCGTCAATAGGTTTATCTTTAATCCACTCTGTTGCTAATGAACTCGCAGCAATAGCCGACCCACAACCAAATGTTTTAAACTTGGCATCAACTATTGTTCCTTTATCGTCTACTTGGATTTGGAGTTTCATTACATCACCACATTCTGGAGCACCCACAAGACCAGTACCCACAGAATTACTCCCACTATCCAAACTACCAACATTACTTGGTCGTTCATAATGCTTTAATACCTTTTCTGAATATGCCATTTTATTTCCATCCTAAATTTTGTTTACCGTCTGCGGGGATATCCTTTACAGGCGTGAAACTTTCTCCACATCCACAGACATGCTCATATTTAAGTCTTTTAAATATGAATCCTTGTTCTACTAAATTTCCTATTTTATAATCTACTTCTACATCACCAATTATATCATTAAGAATGTATTCATCAACTACTAGTTTAACACCATATTGTTCAAAAATCAAGTCAGTAGAATCATCTACTGTATCTTCATAATCTAAACTATACTTCCAACCAGAACATCCGCCTGAATTTGCTCCTATCCTTAAATATGAATCCGACCAATGTTTATCTTCACCAATACACATTTGTTTAAATTCTACAGCGGCTTTTTCTGTTATTTTAAGTTCACAACCAACTTGGCTCTTTTGCTCCATTTACTCCTTCGTGCATAAATGATGTTCTACATCCACAACTACCTTTTGCAGATGGATTATTAAATTTTAATCCACGATCATTTAATTCATTAGACCAATCAATTTCTGTACCTTTAATATATAAATGACTTTTTTTATCTACTAATACATTAAGTCCAAAAGATTCAAATTCTAAATCAAACCTATTCTTCCTACTATCGAAATCTACTGTATAAGTAAATCCCGAACAACCACCACCCTTAACACCAACTCGTACTCTTGTGTCATCATCTACTTTTTGTTCATCCATAATACTTAATACTTTACTAGCTGCTTTTTCGGTAAATGAGATCATCTTAAAGTCCTGTTAATGTAATCTACCATTTCTCCTGTTTCGTGATATAATTCAAATGGAAATCCATATATATCTTTATCTTTGTTTGCAAAGCCGTACATTCGACCACCGGTTGGTTTCTCCACTTTTATCACTTCAGCAAAGTCAGGAGAAAACTCTGGAGAGACATGAATCTTTTTCATCTTAACATTATTAACCACTATTTCATCCCACATTGCTGTATCTCCACTATCGGGATCTGGTACTTGTGTTCTGTCCATAGTATAAGCTATAAATAACTGTCTTAATGATTTGGAATGTTTCTTCATAATCTTTTCCATACCATCAATGTAATCTTTGATAATTAAAGATTTTTCTTTTCCACCAGTTGATTTACCAAGATAAGACCAACCTAATCCCACTTCATTAGTGGACATTGTTTTTTTGTATGGCCCCAAATCGTTTTTAGCCATGATATCTACTAATAAGCTTTTTATATCTTCTTCTAATCCTGGTAATTTAGATTTACCTCCCAAACCAGGATCACTAGCAGTAGATGGATTCATAAGAGTACTAACAGTTATCCACCTTCTGCCCGACTTATCTGGTTGAGTTGAAAGATCATCTGGTGATGCTGCAAGAACATCTCCTTCTAACTCTACAACATATCCACCATCTGTTCTAATTCCACTTTGAATCATGTAATCAGTCATATTATAAAATGCAGCAATAGATCTTTTACTTCCTTGCATCTTTTTTAATTTTTGTACTCCAACCAAATCAGTTAAATGAAATGCTTTTGTACGAACAGGTTTCGGCCATATTCTCTTAAAGATTGAAGGCGATAAGGGAATATGTATGTCCTTGAATCCTGCTCTTGGCAGATCAAATAACATGGTAGATAAACTTTCTGTCCACGCTACTTCATTTAATAAATATCCCCTAAATGATTTCATACCCTTAACTTTTGATTACTTGTTTTAAAATCTTTTTTCCTCATTACTGTTTTTGCTACAAGGTCTATCATTCCGTCTTTATCCAAATTTAAAACAAACGGCATATTAACATCTGTTTCCATATCATGAATAACCGCTTGTGCATCTGGATTCATACTTGCGATTTTCTTACCATGTTTCTTATAGGTCAAACGAAACAATCTAACTAATTCTGCTTGATTAATTGGTTTCTTATTTCGTTCATCATTAACCCTGTCAAGAAAATGTCTAGTAAATTCAACATCAATTCCCAAAGATGCAAATAGTTTGTCTGCATACTTTTCAATCTGGTCTAAATCAGACTTAGATATTCTTTCAAAAATATATGAAGAAAAAGTTTTCATTAATTTTTTTCCATCCATAATGTTGTTATCTTGGCATTTTCTTTTATAAGTTCATCAACTTGACCTTGATATGATGATGTTTGATATACAAGTAAACCAAATGTAAATAAAACTAAAAACCATAATGCTAAAAATGTTATTAGTACTATACTTGTTGTTAATTTTTCTTCTGTCATAAATACCTATGGCATGAAAAACTGTCAGGGGTTGGCCTTTGGTAAGTCAGCCCCATCATTTTCTTTTTGATCCTACTAATCTACTTTTTTCTGCTCTACCCCTATTAACACTTTGGTCTTCCATTCCCACAATTTTACCTTTTTTATGTGATGCATCTTTACCATCACCATTTCCATAAGTACCCTTATCTCGATTGTATTTATTTAATTCTGCTCTATATTTCTTCATCTTTTTAGATGATTGGAATTTTTTATATTCTGCTTTATAATCTCTATCTTCATCAAATGATAATATCTTTCTTCCACCCTTACCCAATTTAATATTTTTAATACCAAATCTCATAAACATGTTTTTCTTTTTTATTACATCTGATGCCATGTGCCAAAGATTATCCCAATAGTGTTGCATCTGTTGAAGTTTTTGTCTTGATGACATTGTTTTTTCCTTTATCTCTGGATCATATTCAGCAGACATAGTGGTTAATATTGATAGATTTCTTTGCCACTTTAAAGGATCATAACCTTTTTGTTGTGCTTTCACAATAAGTTCAAGTGCCTTATCTTTTGAAAGTTTTAATTTCTTTGCTACCTTAGTTGAAATATCTGAATATTTTTTGAAAGATATCATCTCTTTTTCCTTGCTGGTACTTCTTTTGCAACGACTTGTCTTGTATACATTTCCAAATCTACATCAGAATCCCATTTCTTAATTGGTCTTCCAATATCTTTTATTTCATCATGATATACATAATCTGCATCTTCATAGCCTTTTACTTCAAGAACATGAATTTTCTTAATCGTGAAGTTATTGACTATTTGTTCATCCCATGAATTATCAGTTTGTCTTTTTGATCTTGCATAACCATACATAATACTACCCATTATATCTTCATGTCTTTTAAGAATTTTCTCTACACCATCAAAATAATCTTTTATCACCGCAGCTATTTTTCTACCATCATATTTTAGATAATCTTTCATTTCTTTCCAGACATCTTTCCACATATTTTGATTATAAAGATTTTTATCTACATGTTTAGAAACTAAGTATTGTTTTAATGATAAAAACTCTTTCACTACCATAGCGAATCGGTCACGACCTAAGTAGTTTCTTGCGGCAGATGAAAAGAAATCTAATGTAACCCATCTTCTACCCGTTTTATCTACTTTACTCATTATATCATCTCTTGCAGATACAAGAACATCGGCTTCTAACTCTGCAACGATACCCCCTCCTGTAGCTACACCAGTTCCCATATATTTTCCCATCATTGAGAAAAATGCAGAAATAGTTTTTTTACTCCCTTCCATTCTTATCAATGAATGAAGTCCTTTTAAATCAGTAGCATGAAAGACTGTGGCACGAATTGAATTTGGCCAGATTCTTTTTAACATAGGACCAGATATCGGTATGTGATCATCCCATGTGAATACATAATCTGAAGTACTGTATACAGCATATTCTTTTAGGGTTAACATTACTTATCATCCAATTCGTAATTAAATGCTTTTGTATGGCTCTTTGCGGGTTTTGCCATAGGTCTTAACCACACTTTAATTATCATTTCGCCTGTTGGTGATGGAAAAGTAAACGCAGGTTTCTTCTTTTTCATTTGGTAGTCATCAGTAGCATTCACAGGAAATCTTGCGAGTTTCCTTTTCTTGATTTCGTTACTAACGTACTTATCAAGTTTGTCGTCTAATGAACCTTCTTTAAACCTTGAATACGTTTTCATTTTATATGTCCACCTTTTTTCAATGACTTAAGACGCTTCTTTGCTGCTACTCCTTTTTTACTTTTTGCTTTTCTTGCAGCAATTTTGGCACCCTTTTTACGTTTCATTTTTTCTTTAGCATCCATTTTAACTTCTTTACCACCTACCATTTTAAATCCCGCTTTATCGGTAACTTTTTTCACCTGTCGTTTTCCACCTCTGAATACTACCTTTCTCTTTACGGCCTCACTCCAACGTGAAATTAATTCATCTGTTAATTCTTTAAAAGTTTTCATATTACCTTTCTTTATAGAAAATGTAGTGCAAGTGTAACAGTTACACCAAGTGCACCTCCCACTACAACAATCATACCCATAAGTTTTGATTTATATTGATCTAAACGATCAAGTCTGTGTTCTATTTCTTTCTGTGCAGATAATTGCTTATCATGAAGATCACCAATTCTTGTATGAAGAATTTTTAGTTCATCACGCACAGTAGTATCATGTTTGAGATGATCTTCCTGTCGAGTATTTAACTTTATTATTTGTACTGTAAGCTGTTGAAGTTTGTCTGTGGTGAGATCAAGTTTAGAAAGAAGAACCTCTGTTTGTTTTCCTCTGGCTTCGACCTCATTTTTTAACAGACCGACTTCGAGCTTAACATCTTGGAGCTCCTTCCCTTCTGCCATATTTTATTTCCTATTTCTTTCCATATTTTAAATATAACATAGCTCCGTTTACTGAATTCTTTAAAATAATTGCTGCTTTAGGATTTTCTCTTCCGTATTGACGGATTGCTTCTCCTAATTTATCGTTTCCAACGAATTTTTCATATCTCAAATATCTAGATTTTCCCAATCGTGATTGATAATATACATCTGGAGTAACTACGAATACCTTTTGTCCTGCAAAAGATTCTGTTTCTACTTTTGCGTTTTTCCTTTTCTTCTTAAAGGGATCTAAATTAACGTTTCCACCTGCTACACTATTTGCGGGTGCTTCTTCTTTTAATGGATCTCCAATGTCATTATCTTTATGTGCCTTTTTAAGTTTAACAACCTTCAGAGTTTTAGGATCTTTCCCATAATGATAATCATGTTTTGAAATAGTAGAAGATTTGACAGAATCACGGGCTCCTTTCTCATCACTTGTGAGTGCTTGAACTCTATTTTTATCTGCGGTATCAATAACGGCCCAGTTATATTTCCGTTCATTAAGTTCATCTTCTTCTGGTAATATTTTCCATTTAAAATCTTTCATAATAGCATGAACTTCTTTTTTCCTCTTAGGGCTAAGTTCTTTAATAAATTTATTTGGAATTCTACCTTTCTGTAATGCAGTAGCTATTACGAAAAGTTTATCTGCTTCCGCTCCACCTTTACTTGCAAGTTTTTCTATTTCATCACCCACTTTATTTCTTTTTGGATAATTATGAAACCCTGCTGCCTCAGAAATTACTTCAAAAGCCGCTTCAAGACCACCGACTAGAACTTTTCCTCCCATTGGTGCATAGTCTCTTGGAGTTTCATGCTCATTTGCATATTTACCAATATACTTCTGTATTGCTTTTCTATCAAACTTCCACCCTTTAATATAAGTAGAATTTGGACCGTATTCATACGATAAACTTACACCATTTCTTAATACGATTTCCCAATCTCCTCCCCATGATTTTCCACCAACAGGATCTCCGACAAGTTTTTGTTTATACTTCCGGGCCATTGATTCGATGTCTTTTGATGAATAAAGCTTTTTCTGTGTAGATAATAGCTTTGCTCTCATTTTATCAGTTAAAGTGGCCGAAGGTACATAATCGGGATCTAATGATGGTCGTCCTTCTTTTAAGAATTGACTAAATTTTGGTATTTCAGGTTTAATATTAAATTCCTCTTTAAACAGTTTTTCTAGTTCATCATCCGTAATTTCTGGATGCATGTCTTTAATCTTTTCTGGACTATCTCCTTTTTTCGCCATTACTTTTGCGTGAGGTGCAACTTCTTCTTTCGCCATCTTGAATGCAAAGTCAACCGATTTCATAAAACCACCTTTGGTCTTAATCATTGTTTCAAACTTCTTTCTTGTAGCCGGTTTTAATGCATTATATACTCCCATTAAAGCGGATGCAGAGAAAAGATCAACTCTTACTTTTCCATCTTTAAACATGAATACTGCATTCTGTTTGTCTTTTACAATCTGTTTAAGATTATCTACTGTAGCTGGTACTGCAGCTTCTTTCTCATTAATTTCTTCTTCACCAAACACAATAGGTGTACGTGTTTTTCCTGAGAAAGTTGTACCATATCCTTTACCAGCACCAAATCCACCTTTTCTTGATATACCATACGCTGGAACATGTGGGGATGAAGAAGGTGAACTACTTTTCTTCTTAGAGGGGGCATAAAGTCTCAAGTCCTTCATCTTTTTAATCTTCTTTGGTTTAATTTTTAATTTCATTATTTTCTTTTCATCCATTTCTTCATCATCTTCATGTGGATGTTTATGGGGTTTAGTACCCTTATGTTCTACTATTTTCCACCCCTCTACTACTTGCTCACCAAATTGAAAATCTAGATCTGTACTCTTACATTTTGGACATTTAGTTTTACCATATTCTAATGTAGATAATTTGGCTCTAAATTTTTTACCACATTCTTGACATTCCATTCCAACATCTTTTGTATTTTTTAAAGATTTTCGTTTTTCATCAAGATAGGTTTGAAAAGCTTGACCCATTATTCCTCCCAATTCTTCTGGTATGTGTGGTTTCATTCCTTTATTATGCATATGCCATGCGAGTGCATAAGGATTATCTATTCCTTTTTTCTTTTTCATTGCTTTAACAGTACCTTCCCAACCAGGCGGTGCTATTTCAAACATCCAATCGGGAGTTCTATCTGTTATTTTTACACCTCTTTGTGCTCTACCTTTTTGGACACGATCTGCTGCATCCTTTTTTAGATTACCTTTTTTGTCAAAGAATTTTGCGAGGTGTGGTGGTAATTTTACCTTCTTATGACCTTCTTTTAAATCTTCAAATGTTTTTTTATCTAAATCACCTTCGTAGTTTTCTTTGAGAATGAGTGCATCATTTTCCCAATCAGTTTCTAAGAAGGACAAAAATGATTCTTGTAATTCTTCTTCTGAAATATTATCTTCTTTGTTTTCTTTAATCAACCAAAGAGCGGCGGCGTAAGATGCTAAACGTGATTTACCAAATGGAATTTTCTCCATTAATCGTTTTAGTTTCCATACCAATCGATGCATCATGGTATAGGCATCTTTTTCTTCATCAGTTTTTAATTTTGCCTTTTTCTTGAGAATTTTACCATTTTCATCTACAATTCCCAATTTAAACGCATCAGTCTTATTAAAAGGAGTAGTAAGAATCCTTATAAATTTATAGATAAAATATAAATTTGCTGCTCCAGTGATTACGCCCATTTAAACCTTTATTGATCTTAATCGAGTAACAATACCATCGTCCAGTTTAATATTAGATGTTAGTATTGTTTCACCTCTAATCGAATCTATCTTTTCAGGCATTCGATCCAAGAAAATTAAGAATGTTTTTAACATTGGCCAAAAGTCTTTTTCAATCTTATAAAACAATATTCGTGTGCCTGCCTGTACTGAAAAAACATTGTAAAATACTATAAGGTGATTAAGAATTAATCGTTCCTTTAATTGACCATTATTTTTGTAAATATTAAAGAGTCTCTTGATATACTTAATTTTCTTTAAGTCATCATAAAATTCTTCAATATCTGTACATTGTACATCATTATATTCCTTCATGGCATACATGAGGAAATTATCATCATTTAGATCATCAAATATCATTTTTCTTCATCGGGGCCAGGTCCGTGGTTTTCATCTGATAAATCACTACCAAGCTCGACTACTTCTGGATCATGTCTCTCAATAAGTTGATTGATTGCTTGAATTGCTCCTGCAATCATTATTAATTGTTGTTGAGATTTATCTCGTTCTGCATTAAGTGCTACAACTCTTTCACCTAGAACTGCACGATCTCCTTCAAGTTTTGCTTTTTCTGCTTTTAATTCTGTAATACTAATTGTCATTTCTTTTGCCATAATAAACCTATCATCAAAAAGAGTAGGTCTTTCGACCTACTCCACATTAAAAAACTATGGATTAAGTTACTGCGTAACCATTTCCACCGATAATCTGCCATGCACTATCGTTCCAAAGTAGAACAACAGTATCACCAACAGCATCAAGAGTTGCATAAGTTCCACCATCTAAAGTAGTTGGTGTAACTCTCACATCTCCACCATCAACAGTATGTGTGATGATTTTAACTTGACCTGCTTGTGTTGAGTCAGCAAGGCTAACTACTTGTGCTGCACCAGTAGAGGTACAGTTAGTAATTGCTGTGGTGAGATTTGCGGCTCCAGCACCGGAAAGTGCTTGAGGTGTTCCAGCAAATGCGATCCATGTTGGGATCTTGTTGAACACATTCGCGGCGGTGATCTTCTTGTTAGTAGGTGATCCACTTGGATCATCAACTACGTGTAAAAGATCATCAGTACTTAATGCGGTTGAAGCATTAAGTGCGGTAATTTTCTTATCAGCCATTTTTTCTCCTACGGCTATGTGACGGGACTCGCCACCGTTAAAGACATTACGCTAGAGCTCCACATTCTTGCGGAAGGGAATGCTCTAGACGTAACTCTGTAAAAAAACTATTAGACTACAATTCACCTAATAGTGTATGAAAACCTTTTTCTTCAACCATTTTTTTGATCTCTGAATCACTATGGTTTCCATTTTGAATCATCCCCCATATAACTGCCGCATCTCTGCGTTGTTTTGAAAGGGATTCTATATGATCTCTGGCAGAAGAGGGCTTATTAGTAAGTTTGTGTACTTCCTTTTTAACTTCCTTCTTCACACTTTTAGAGGCTTTCTTAGCCTTCTTTAATAAACTTTTTGCCATTTTAACTCCAAACATTAATTATTATGATGCAATTGTTACTGCAACTGCTGAAAGACCGGAAAGTACTAATGATGCAGCAAGAGTTGTTCCACCTACTACTGTATCAGAAATTGTTCCACCATTAAGTGTAATGTTTGATCCACCTAATGTCAGAACATCAGTATTACCCAAACTTTGACTTGTTGCTTCAAATAGTTTTCTATTTGCAGTTGAACCAGATGCAATATAACTAAGTGTATAGTTACCAAATCCACCACCTGAGGCGTTACTATTAGCAACTACAACTTGTGGTGTACCTGCAACAGTTACTTCCTCATCCCATGTGATTTCAACACGAACTCTTGCTGTTGAATCAGCGGCAGTTAAATCTGTAGTAGCAGTTGTTCCTTTGACAAATCTCATTGATGTAATAGTTGGTGCTCTAAGACCACTAGTCGCGTCTGCTCCTGCAAGACCACCACTTGCAACTAAAACTTCCGGATCTGCAGCTGTATTGTCATTTCCAGATGAAACGTGTCCTGATTGCATTACCCATCCAGCTTGTGTTGCATAGCTGTCTGCTCTGGCATAATCTGAATCCTCATCAGTTGGCAAAAACTTGGGTTTGTTTGTTGCCGATGCATGAGCTGTTCCCCATAAAGGCATGTTTTTCTCCTATTAAATTGAGTTGTTATTATAATATTTATGACTTATTTACTTCTCTAAACTTGTAAGATCATAATATGTCATAATTTCTTCTTCGCTTTCTACTAATGCGTCTCTCGCACCTTGTAATTTTTGTTTAACTTCAGGAAACCCCGAAAACTTTTCCATGATGTCATCAATCTGTTTTAGACGCTCATTAACGAGATCTAATTCATAATTATACTGTGTCATTTCGTTGTTCCTTGTTTTTGTACCCCTTGAAAGAATGCTCCTCTATTTGGATTATGTGTAGATATTGCTTTACCTACTAAATCTACTACAGGATCTACTTCAGGCAATTCTTCTTTAGTTTCGGTATCTGACTCTTTTACTTCAAGTGAATCATCAGGTTTAGTATTTACAATATCATTGACCATAGATGCAACATTTCTTAACTTCTCGGCCTCTGATTTATTATCAAAGTAATTATCATTTTTTTCCATTAGATTCCTTAACTGTAATTTCCTAATTCGATTTCGGCTTTATATTCATCACCTAGCTGAATAGCCACCGACATCTTTGTATCTTTATCAAAAGTTTTCACGCCTGGAGAGCTGTACAATTTATCATATTCTTTTGCGCCATTATCTACCCAATACATCCATAGTTTAGGTGCTTGTTTATGATCATATTTACCACTCTTCATTTTATTTGAAATATTCTTAATGATAGAGTCTTTTTGTCTCATTAAAGATCTTTCATTTTGCATGAATAAGTATAATTCTCTTGCTGCCTCGGCGTCAACCGCTTCAATTATTTTTGCACGAGCTTTAGATACTACTTCCCATGCAGTTCTCTGTCCTGGAGTATCTTTTTTATATTGATTTATCATTGCATCAGTTCCATCTTCTAGAACTTCTTCACCTACAAGTTTTGGTAATAATGATTTGAATTTACCACCAAATTCTTTTTTCAGTTTCTTTTCGGCTTTCTTTAAATCTTTTTTCTTAACAACCACTTGACCTTTACGATTGATATCGGCTTTTATTCCTTCATCATCTAAAGACATAATTGCTTGAAGTTCTGGACTTTCTTTTAGAGCCATATCCCCCTCCGGTTTAAATGAATCATTAGTATTATCTGTTGGTTCAGGTTTCTTGTCTGGTTCTTGTTTTTTGTTAATTTTCCTTCGCCGTTTTAATTCTTTTGCATAATCGGCTCTTGTCATCAACTCTGGAGCTTCACCATCTGCAGCGGCGTTTCTCCATCCTCTTGGCGCCTCACCATGTTTTTTGAAATATGCTTCAGCATCTTTAGGATCTTCAATTCCACCTCTTTCTTTTTCACCCTTTTTATCTAACTTGGCTTTTTGATCATCTTTTTTCTTTTGTGTTTTTTCATCACCATATTTCTTATATTCATCAGGAGACATTAATTTTTTTAACTTCTTTTCGTTCCCCTTCTTCTTTGCCTTTGCAATTTTTTCTTGTCTTCGTTCCTCTTTATCATCGGCTTTTTCTTTTCTCTTTGCCCTTGCTCCCTTAGTTGGAGCCCATTTATTCCAAGCAGCTTTAAAACCCGCGGCTCCACCCGCAGCAGCTAAACCAATTAATAAATCTCCAAGAGAAGCAGCTTCATCAATAGATTTCTTTTCTACTGTCTTTTCTATTGATGGAGCTACTATTTCATCTTGGTTTGAGATGTATTCTCCAAATCTCTTCATTTTTTTGCCTTTTGGACAAGTTTTGTGGCTTTCTCAATGATATCATCAGTTAGTTGATCAATATCCATATTTTGAAGAATATTTCTCATTTCTTCGATATCAACTTCTTCTTTTTTATCTTCTGGCTCAGGCTTTTCATTATCGGCCTTCCAATTTTTATCAACATAATCAAAGAATTCTTTTTTCTTATCACCTTCTAGTTGATCAGGCTCATCTACCCCAAACTTCTTGAGTGCTGCTTTGAAGAACTTTTGATATTCATCTCCATCACCTTTAGTATCTTTTTCAACACCTTCTTTTCCAAGACCTGCATTCAAATGTTCTTTTTTGACTTCTTCTTTAGCCTTCATTGCTTTAATTTTTTCATAAGTTAAACGTTTAAGGGCTTCTCTAAATCCTTTTAGTCTACCATCAACGGCTACTGATTCCATTTGAAGATACTCTTCTTCTGATAATTCTTCTCCTACAATTTTAGGAACTTTTCGAATATCTTTAGAGTTTTTAAGTACCTTTGCGGCTTTCTTTTCTGAACCTTTTTCTACATATAATTTACCTTTTTCAAAAAATGGTTCATAACCTAAAGGGCCATCTATACCTTCATCTTCTAGAATATCAAGGACAACAGATTCATAACCTTCTTCTAGATGTGTGTCCGTGACGGCCAAACGGATTGCTTCTTGGAAATTCATTCTTTCTCTCCTTGTTACTATTTGTTCCATTTTGGGTTTAGTATCTATTTTTTCTTTCTTACCAGAAAGTTTAATATCGTCTTTTGTTCTATCTTTTTGAGCATCGTCTGCTGCCTGCAACATATCTTGTATTTGTTGCATAACTATTTGGGAAACTTGTTGAACTAATGCAGGATCGGGTCCAGAAACTTTATTATCATAATCACCCTCTTCTTCGTCCTCTTCTTCACCTTCTTCATCTTCACCCTCTTCAGGTGGTGGCTCATCTGCAGGCGGTTGATTATCAGCAGGTTCTCCTACTGGTTCTTCATCCTCATCTTCTTCATCTTCTTGTTCTTTTTGCGCCTTTACTGCTTCTTTAGCTTTCTTGGCGTCTTCTTTTGCAATTCGACCATCTCTCTTGACTAGTCCTTGAATTACTGTTAATAGGCTATCAGAGGCCATACATTTCTCCTGAAAATTGTGTAAATGTTTTTCGTGGTTGTGCATTAGGTGCAACTTTTACTTGAAGATCATTCAAAAACGAATATTCAAATGGTATGCCTGTTCGTTTTTTAACAGTCTCCAAAAGTTTTATTGCTTTCTCTGAACTTTTTATGTAATTCACTTCATCTTCTTCTGTTATTTCTTCTTCTGGTACTTGTGAAATACAAAGACATTTATCTGTCAACATTAGTGCTTCTTTAAGATACCCCTTTTCTGGGGCAGTAAACGTTCCATCACCGACACTATTAACTATTTCATCAAATAATTCAAACGCCTCTACACAAGTAGATAAATTTACAGTATCATAACCTTGCCAAGATAGTTCTTTTGTTTCAATATTATCTTTATGTTCAACTATAACAGGTTTCTCATAACCTCTTCGGCGTTTCATTGCTTCACGTAATGAATCTAATTTCAATCCTTTTCGTACATCATTCATTAGATTTCTCTTTTCTTTTATAGTTAATTCACTTGATGCGCCTGATATAAACGACTCAAAATCACCCTTTGTTGCGGCTGATCTCATCTTAGATGCTGACATTCCAGAAGCACCATCTGCATCTGGGTCTCTTTCACCTGCACTATATACTTTTATTTCTTTATATTCATAAAATCCATGTTTAGACTTTATCCCATTGTAACTATTTAGTAAAGAGGTAAAGTCATCGACTCTATCACTACCCACTACTAATATTAATTTATCATATTTTTCATTTAATGTATGTGCGATTTGTAGTACATTTCGTTCTTTTGCTTTAGTTTGTATCGACTTTTTAATTCGTGGGAACATTTTTTGTAAATATCCCATTTTTTCTGAATGTGAAAGGGGATTTTTTCTACTATCTTGTGAATGACTTCCATAAATGTAGGCAGTTCCACCCTCACGTTGATTAGTAGCAATTACTGCGTTTATCAACTTTTCATGTCCGATAGTAGGAGGATTAAATCTCCCAAAAGCAAATACAGCTGTACTCATGCTAATACACTTGAATGATCTTTTTTAGTTAATCTTAACTTCTTATGAAGTTTTGTAGTTTTAGTTCCCCACGAATCATCATCATATACACTTGGTGGTGTCATTAATGGAGTTTGACCCTTTTTGTGCATCTTCATCCAAAGATCATTATATCGATCTTGTTCTTTTTTAGACCAACCACCTCTACCAGCAGCTTTCAAACCAAGTTTTTCTAATTCTTCTTGATCTTTATCGATTACAGCCTTTTTACCAAAAAATTCTTTAAATGTTTCCATGTTTTTCCTTTTTTTTATTTACTGGCCAATTTGTACAGTATGGATGATCTGGATCTTCTCGTTGTTCATACATCTCAGATTCATCTTCTTCATCTTCCCATTCATCACCAATAATATCAACACCGTGGTCTATATGTGGTATTATAACTTTTTTCATCTTATACACCACCTATTTCTCCGCGAGCCGCGTCATCCACCTTATCTTGACTCTTTGCCCACTTCTGAGCTTGGGCTTTGTTTTTAAATCCACTAGAAACCGGCATCCATTTGTTTCTTCCCACATGACCCATTACATACCATTTCTTGTCGCTTGGGTTCTTGGAAACAATATACTTGGAATTTTCTTCTAGATACTTTGAAAATGTTTTCATTTATCCCAATTCTTTGCTGCGTTGAAGTTTTGCATTGAAAATTCCATTCGATCTACTAACTTAACTGCACCACCTTTGAGTTTGTCTATAGCAACGAACCCCTCTGGAGAAGTAACTTTAAATCCTGTAGATGTTTTCATTAACGTTTTGATAGATTTAACTTGTTCTAATTTTCTAAGAATTATTAATTTTGCATCAATAAGTAAATTTTGTAATGCAAATATCTTGACTAAATCTGAAGAATGTTTTCTGAAAAAGTCAACATATAAATCCATCTTACGTTGTTTCTCTTTTTTCGTATTTTCTCTTTTTACCTTATCTACATCTGCTTTCAACTTATCATATACAAATTTAATCACTCCTGCAGTATGTCTTTTAGGATTTGAAATCTTCTGTCCTTCTCTCACCATTTTATTGTTATACGTCTTTATCAATTCTTTTGGTGTAGGATCTCCCGCTACCATAGCCAGAGTATTAGAGTCTATTTCTCTAAACAGTTTACCAGCTTGACTTAATATTTTAGTAACATCACCAGTCTCTTTACTTGTCATAGTGGCACTTCCAGAATGATCTTTGAATGATGCATCTGCTTGCCATACTGAACTACTTTCACTAAACGCCCCCGAACTAACACCAAAGGAGGCGGTCATGTCCTCCATCGTATCTCCACTATAAGTGGTGTGCCATACGATTCCCATATTAGAGGACAGGATTTTAGCCGCCAACTTTGATTTCACTGGTATTGCATAAACGATAGTATTTGGTTGAAAAGTAATATAAGGTTCACCATCAATCGTTTCTTTTGTAATATCATTATGAGTATACATCATATCACCCTGTAAAACACCTTGTATGTTTACTTTGGATAATTCTTTAAGTGCAACTTTAAGTTTCTCTGCTAATCCTCCTGAATGATTATTATCTATATCTGTATCAGTATAATTTATCTTTGCATTCTTAGCGAATACACCTTTTGTTCCTACAAAGAATTGATCATTCTCAGGATTAATTCCTGCAAACACTGCGGGTGCTCCATCCCATTTTACTGTAACATCTACAGAAGAAGCTGAACTTCCTGCTAACATATCCCTCAATCCTTGAAGGAAATTTATTGCTCCCCTAGTTCCCTCTACTCCACCATTTAACACCTCATCTTCAAGGTGTTCCATGTGGAGATTCTTCTGTTCTGTTAAAAATGAGGCGAATGCAAACATATATCAATCGTAATAGTGTTCGTTAAAAAATTCGGCATCGACAATAGAATATCCCTCAACAACATAAGACATTTGTCCACCACCTTTATTAGTACCCATTCTATTTAAACTATACTTTAAATTTCCATCTTCTTCTACGGATAGACAAAAAGAACTATACATTGTGTAATATTTGTTACCTTGATTTGCACCTTCAACTCCGATTAATGGAACTTGACTTGCATTAATGGAATCCAATTTATCTTTAACAAATTGTGTACCACTACCCAAATAATCAAAAGTTTTCTTATCTGTGGGGTTGCTCGCTCCATAAACTTTCCATACTGGTAAATCTGTCGCCCCAAAAAACATTTCTTTTTGTAGTGCTACTAATTCTTTCGCAACAATTTTTGCATCAGTAATTGTTCCACCCTTAAACATATCTTCAAGTGTTCTAATAGTAAGCCAGTTTGTAAATAATTTAATACGATCAGAAGGTGTCATTTTTTTAGAAGCTTTTAAACTTCCAAATTTTCCGGCACAAGCAACATGATCTGATTTCTTCGATGTGGCCTTAAATGCTTTAAGGTGTTTATCAATATTATTCATCATTTTTTGTAAGTCACTAAGAGATAGTTTGTGAATAATTGGAGCCGGATTTCCTGCTTCCATTAATGCTTCTTCAGATAAAGAAACCTTAATTCCCGCTTCTCTAAATAAATCTATAGCATCTTTACCGTGATTTTGGTTTCCTCTCGTTAACATTTGAGATTCAGCTTTTCTAGTAAATTGAGACAATAATCCCATTACTTTAGCAAATCCTGCTTTTAAATGATCCCATACCTTAGAAACAACTCCTTTAGCCTTACCTAATGCATCCTTGAACCATCCCTCTGTCAATGCGGTTTTAAGCATATCTTCGAAAGAATCAAGACCATATCTGTCCTTCATTGCTTTAAAGATTTTCCCTAATTGTGCATCACCTTTTGCCTTCTTTAATGAAACCAAGATAAACTTTGTATCGGGAATTGCCTCAAAACTACAAATTCCTTTGATCCCCACTTTACCCGTTTCTTCAAATGTTACTTTATTCTTTCCCAATTCTGAAATTACTGTGCTTGGATCTTTATTACATAATACCATATCTGGTGTAGGGAATTTTGATCCGGTTTTCTCTATTTGATCATTACTTTTTTCTGCTGCATAATAATCATTAATACTTCCGTGTATTATGTGATCATAAGTTCCACCTAACGCTTTCACAAAAGTAGTCATTCCACTAGCAAGTAGACAAGTTTGAGCCAAATCATAAGGATTTCTTAATTTGGGATTACTAAGAACCGAAACTATTCCTGAAACTCCTGCTGACTCAAAATCATGTTGTCCACCCAAACCTTTAATAATTTCATCTATTACTTTTATGTCATCTCCGGGTTTTGCGTCTGGATTCGATACTCTTGCTAATAAATCTTCACCATCTACAAATACTCCTAAACATTGGGCAGTTTCAATAGTTTTTGCATTCCAATTAATTCCGCCACCATCAGTTCTTTTGATAAATTTTTGTGATACTCCATCTCTTGATCCAGTAACATGATAAACTGTATTATCTAATTCTATCCATGCTTCGACTGATGCTGTGCCACCTAACTCAACCTCTATTGCACCATCAGTTTTTGCTACTTTAGTCAATAAACTATTAGCCTTAACAGGCATTCCTTTATCATTGAGAGTATCTATATGACTACCAGAGGGTGAAAATTGTGTACCTACAGGATATTTTGTATCATAGATACTCATTTCATTAAGGATTTCTTCTATTAATGACTGAGTTTGACATCCTTTAAATGTCATCCTATCTTTACTATTATATAAACTCCTTCTTTTACTTGTAGTCATGCCAGCACGTTTTGCTGCTCGTTGTATCGGTGTATCTTTAAGTTTTTTCTTTGTAGTACTCCAATGTTTTGGCTCAGGCTTACACATTTTTGCGTGTCTGTCACGTAAAACTTTAGACCTTAACTGAGTTATG